GCTCTACGTTTCGGAGCAGGTTGCGCGGTCCACTTGTCGAAACTGCGACCCAAAGGAACAGAAAATGGCAAAGGCTTGGTTGCATCTGGACCAGTGTCCTTTGCAAAAATCTACTCAACGCTAAATGAGATCCTTCGTCGCGGTGGTGTTTACAAGAACGGTGCTGTGGTGGCTCACCTGGATCTTAGCCATCCTGATGCACTCGAATTCATTAAGACTCCTCGCGCTGAACTACCCTGGATCAAGCGATGCATCAACATCAAACCTGAATGGTGGGAGGCTTGCACGTTTAAGGAGGACCTCCTTTACGGCATTAAATCAGGTGACATCTGGCTCAACAAAGTAAAGTATGACAATGAAGGAAACCGCATCCGAGGAAACGTCTGCCTTGAAGTTTACCTGCCGTCACGGGGCACTTGCTTGCTACAGCATGTCGCTCTCGGTGCCTGTGAATTCGACGACATCCCACGAGCTTTTGCTGAAGGTATGTCCGAGCTGTGCAGCCTCCATGGCAAAACAGGTGTTGGAGAAAGCGGTGAGTACCTCCCTTCAGAAACCGACCGACAAGTTGGGCTGGGACTACTCGGACTTGCTAACCTACTACGGCGGTACGGGGTAACCTATGAGCAGTTCGGGCTTGCTCTGGACCAGTACAATGCAGGAGAAGTGGTACGCACACCAGCCTATGAACTGGTCTCCCAGCTTGACGCTGGTATTAAAGCTGCCGCCGACATCGCTCGCTCTGCTGGTATGGTTCGAGCCTTTGCTATCGCGCCCACTGCCTCCTGCAGTTATCGAAGCCGAGATCTGGATGGCTATACTCAAGCACCAGAGATCGCACCACCCATCAGCCGGACGGTAGACCGTGACAGCGGTACGTTCGGGGTACAAACATATGAATATGGCGACGTAGAGATCGCCGCAGAAGTTGGTTGGGACAACTACAAGCGTGTTGCTGATGGCATCATGACGTTGCTCGATCGTACGGGACTTCTTCACGGGTATAGCTTCAACAGTTGGAGTGATGTTGTCACATACGACAACGCCTTTATCGAAGAGTGGTTGGAATCTCCGCAAACCTCCCTTTACTATAGTCTGCAAGTCATGGGCGATACACAAGATAAGTCTGATGTTTATGCAGCTATCAAGGAAGACGTCGATGAGTATCTTGCAGACATTCTGAATGAAGAACTCACTTGTGACTGTCAAGAATGAACCCTTATCAAAAATTACTCAATCGAAAAAGAAAATGGACACCGGTGCAGATGACTGCCGGTACCTGCAAAGAAGGTGCGGAAGCAACGATCCACCGTGCACTTGCATTGCGACATATGGAACTGCCTGTGGGAGAGTTTATCACTGATGCTCTCTCCACTGAAGTTCCAGATCTTGCGCGGGAGATCCTCCTCTCGAATGTCAAAGACGAAGAGAACCACGACGTCGCTCTTGGTTACGTCGCCTCTGCTTACGGCGTTGATGAGAAAGCTGAGGCGGAAGCCCTCAGGCTTAAAGCCGCTTGGGAAGCACATCCAGATCACACGATCACAAAGGCATTGGTTGCTGAGCGTGCGATCTTCTTCGTTCTTCTACCATTCTTCCGCTTTAATGGTGACGCTGGCATGAGGACCATTTCAGCGGACATCAGCCGAGACGAGCAAGTCCATGTGGCGGTCAACTCACTGGTACACACCGAGCTGGGCTACAACATCAGCCCGTCTCTGGACAAACTCCGCAAGGCTACAATCAACTGGGTCATGCAGCCTCTCGGTAACCATGCCGATAAATATCTGGACAAAAAATTTTGGCTCGATTCTAGTGACCGCCTGATGTATGAAGGCAAGGCACCAGAACTTGCCGCCACCCGTGCAGCGCGTATGCCTGCTTTTTTTGAACATGCAAATACAAACCTCCCACAGTACGCTTAACATTGGCTTGACTGTGGACCTTCTGGTCTCTGAACTAGAGGAACGTTTCCCGCTGACCAACCCAGGTCCCGCTGATCAGATCAACACGATCATGTATCAAGCTGGTCAGCGTAGTGTTGTGGACTGGATCAACTCACGTATTACAAACGAGGAACTTTAACAATGGGTGATGGTGGAGCAGCAGCTCGTGAGCGTCGGGCTCGACGCGATGCTGAACGTCGTGCACGAGAAGATGCACGTCGCTTTGAAGAACAGATGCGTAAAACTGAAGCAAGCAACAAAGAACGTCTTGCTCAGATTCAAGCACAAAATCAGCAGCAACAGGCTGCACTAGAGCAGACCATGCAAGCTAACGTGGCTGAACTGTCACGAGCACCTACGACCATTCGTCGTAAAAAACGTAAAGCACGTGGAGCTGGTGGTCTTGGACGTGACCGTCTGCGTATTGCAATGGAACAAAAAGGATCTTCTACTAACCTAGGCTAATGAACGCACGTAGTAGGTACGATCATCTAACCAGTGGCCGTAATCATTTTCTTGACATTGCTGTTGAGTGTTCAGAGCTGACCCTTCCGTATCTTATCCAACGTGATGAGCTGCGGTCTTCTTATAAAACTCTACGCCAACCCTGGCAAAGCGTAGGCAGTAAGGCAGTAGTAACGTTGGCATCTAAACTGATGCTGGCATTGTTGCCGCCTCAGACTTCGTTCTTCAAGCTACAGATTCGTGACGACAAGCTCGGCACTGAACTGCCTGCTGAGATCAGGTCTGAACTTGACCTAAGCTTTGCTAAGATGGAGCGTATGGTGATGGACTCGATTGCTTCTTCTAGCGATCGTGTCGCTGTTCACCAAGCTATCAAGCACCTGGTGGTTGGTGGCAACGCATTGATGTTTATGGGTAAAGAGGGGATCAAACACTATCCGCTCAACCGCTACGTCGTAGAACGTGATGGTAACGGTAACGTAATTGAGATCGTCACCAAAGAACTTATTAACAAGCAACTCCTACCAAGGGAGTTCCAAGAACTTAAAAAAGAACAAAGTGTTGGACAACGTTACGGTTCTAACACTGATGACGTGGAGATTTACACACACGTCAAGCTAGACAACAATCGTTGGATCTGGCATCAAGAGGCTTTCGACAAAGTCATTCCAAACACTGACGGCAAGTCACCAAAGGATGCTAACCCTTGGTTGGTACTCCGATTCAACTCTGTTGATGGTGAGAACTATGGTCGTGGACGTGTTGAAGAATTCTTGGGTGACCTCAAGTCACTCAACGCTCTGTCACAAGCTATGGTAGAAGGCTCTGCAAGCGCCGCTAAGGTGGTCTTTGTGGTCAGCCCATCCTCTACTACCAAACCACAGACCATCGCCCAGGCAGGCAACGGAGCTATCGTACAAGGACGACCCGAGGACATCGGTGTCATCCAAGTCGGTAAGACTGCTGACTTCTCTACGGCTCTGCAGATGATGCAGACCCTTGAGCGTCGGATCCTTGAAGCGTTCCTTGTCTTGACTGTGCGTCAGTCTGAACGCACCACTGCTGAGGAGGTCCGTCTCACTCAGCTGGAACTAGAGCAGCAGCTCGGTGGTCTCTTCTCTCTCCTGACCGTGGAGTTCCTGGTCCCTTACTTAAACAGGAAACTACTGGTCCTGTCCCGCAACGGACAGCTGCCGAAGTATCCTAAAGACCTAGTCACACCAACAATCGTGGCTGGCATTAACGCACTGGGTCGTGGTCAGGACCGTGAGTCCTTGACTGCGTTCATCTCAACCATTGCACAGACCCTTGGTCCTGAAGCTTTGATGAAGTTCATCAATCCTGACGAAGCAATCAAGAGACTGGCAGCAGCACAAGGGATTGACGTGCTTAACTTGGTCAAGAGTGTTGACGATCAACAGGCTGAAGCTGAAGCTGCTCAACAGCAAGCCATGGAGATGCAGATGATGCAATCCGCACCTGGCCTGCTTAAGGCACCGATTGCTGATCCTTCTAAAAACCCTAACGCGGAAGCACTTATTGCTGACGCTCTTTCACCCGAATAACACATGGCAGAACTTCTAACCTACGATCCAAGCAACGACCCGCAGGCTATTCAAATCGCTGAAGAGCGAGACAA